CCAAACTTATCGTGAAGGGCTAAGACATGGCACTAGATACCATTCCAAAGCAAGAGGGCGGTAAGCTCAAGGCCGTTGCATCTGGTACACTGCCAAGCGGTCAGCCTGTGATTGTGAATGCTGATGGGACTGTTGGTCTTGTTGTGGAGACTACCAACAGCGGATCGGAAACTTTAAGCAGTCAATTTGCGCTACCCACAACCAACGGACAGCAGGGTTCTTTTTTAGGCGGCACTTACGACAGTGTGAATCAAAGGGCTATTATTACCTATAGGGATGCTGACAATTCGGGGTACGGTACTGCCGTTGTCGGTACTGTCGGTGAAAGTTCGGTTACTTGGGGTACGCCTGTTGTTTTTGACCAACGCACGCAGTGGACATCTGCTGCATTTGACAGCGTTAACGGTAAGGTTGTAATATCTTATCAAGATCAAGACAATAGTTTTTATGGCACTTCTATCGTAGGAACAGTATCGGGTAACAGTATTTCATTTGGCACGCCTGTGGTATTTCAGTCATCTGAAACTAGTTATATAGACACTACTTACGATGTGTCCGCAGGTGCAATCGTTGTGAATTATGCGGAAAACACAGGGTCAGGTGGTAGAGTTGTTGCGGGTACTGTTAGTGGGAATAGTATAACTTTTGGATCGCCTGTTCAGTTTGGTAACACAGGCGTTTATGGCAGAGCAGTTTATCATCCAGAAGAGCAGTGTACTATTATTGCGTGGCGAGATAACAACCCCAGCACCAGAGGCTCTGCAATAGCGTTAACCGTTAGCGGCACAACAATTACTTTAGGCACAAAAGCGTATTACCTTGGCGCAGGTCAGGCCAACCAAAACGACATCGCATACGATAGTGACTCTAAAAAAATTGTTATTATATGCCGTGACGAAGTTAACGCAACATACGGCAGTTCTATCGTTGGTACAGTCAGTGGTACTACTCTCACCTTTGCATCTCCTGTGACATTTCAAAGTGGCGCAGTTGACTGGATGGGCATAGAGGGTTGGTATACTGGTGGTGTTGTTATGACATACGACGATCAATCCTCTGGCAATAAGATTATACTTAAATACGGTACTATAAGCGGCACAACTATAAGCTGGGGAACAGGGCTGGAGCTTTATAGCGGCACTGGTAACAATGGTTACACTGGCTGGTCTATGGCTACTGATGTCGGGCGGTTAGTGATTGCATATAATGCCAATTCTGATGGTAAGTACAGGGTTTACAATCCAACTTTTTCCTCTAGTTCCACCAACCTCACCTCAGAGAACTACATCGGTATGTCTGGTGGGGTGGTTGCTACGGAGACTCAGAGTGAAGCTATTGGAACTGAGAGTACCTTTGAGACAGGTGAAGTATACGGGTCGTCCTCTGGGTACCACGTTGCTGAGAAAAAAACGCTTCTAATGTTTCAAGATCAAAGTGATAGCGGCAAAATAAAAGCTCGTCTTGTAACCACTACAGGAACTACTCTGTCGTATGGATCAATTGTAGAATTGACGGGTCAAGTAGGGTATCCGAAGTCGGTAGTTTACGACAGCGTCAACGAAAAACTGGTAGTTATTTTTAGGGGTAACACTAATTACTCTTACGCCGTGGTCGCAACCATAAGCGGTAACTCTCTGACTTTCGGAACACCCGTAGTGTTTGAATCATCTGTAACTACTCAGTATGGAATATACGACTCCACATCGGGGAAGGTTGTTGTAAGCTATGAAGGTTCTGGGGGAGGTACTGGCTACCTAAAAGTAGGAACTGTGTCTGGTACATCTATCAGCTTTGGATCGGCTACAAGTCTTAGTCAAGGGCTTTATTCTTCCAATTTGGCACATGATCCGTCCAGCAATAAAACAGTTATTTTGGGGTACACTACTGCTAATAACGGTAAGGTATGGCTTGGCACAGTTAGCGGTACATCCATTAGTGTCGGATCGGCGATAGCTTTCCCTACTACTCCAGCAGGGATATATGGAGTGTTTTACGATGCTCCATCTAACAAGATAGGCTTCATTGTGCAAACAGGGGGAGGGCCGGGAGAGGCTTATGTCGGCACTGTGAGCGGAACGTCAATTAGTTTTGGATCAGGGGTTCAATTTCAAAGTGGTATATCGCAAGGAGTCTCAGGCTACGACTCAAGAGTTAATAAGTTTACAGTCGCATGTCGAAGCATAAGTTCTCCTTACCCCGGTCTTTTGAGGATAGGAACTATTAGCGGAAATACGTTCTCTTTTGCATCTCCTGTTACATTTAACTCAGGAGAAACAGCACTAAACAATCATAGTGTTTGTTTTGACTCTGATCAAGGGACATCTATTATTTCGTTTATGGATGGCGGTGATGGTGATATAGGAAAAGCGATAGGTTTTCAAGCGTCTGGTTCTTATGTTGTCACAGGCCAAGTCGCAAGCGGTGGCGCTGCAACCGTTGACATCGTAGGCACTGTCTCCACAAACCAATCAGGCTTAACCGCTGGTCAGCAATACTACGTCCAGACAGATGGCACGTTAGGCTTAACGGCGGCTAGTCCAAGCGTCTTGGCGGGAACGGCAATATCTGCTACAAAGCTCATAGTCAAAACATAAGGTGATGTTGTATGCCGCTTACCAAACTTCAGTTCAAGCCCGGTGTTAATAGAGAAACAACGTCCTACACGAACGAGGGCGGCTGGTTTGATGTGGATAAGGTGCGGTTTCGCTTTGGTATGCCCGAGAAGATCGGCGGCTGGGAGAAGTTTTCAGGGTTCTCGTACCTTGGAACTGCTAGAGCGATGCACCCTTGGGTGGCTTTGGACAACAGTCGTTACATCGGTATTGGTACGAGCCTCAAGTATTACCTGAACCAAGACGGTGGTTCTTTTTCTGACATTACTCCGATTCGCGCTACAACCGCTGCGGGAGATGTAACCTTTGCCGCCACCAACGGGTCATCAACAATAACTGTGACAGATGCAAACCACGGTGCGGTGTCCGGAGACTTCGTGACATTCAGCGGTGCGGCGAGTCTTGGTGGGACAATCACCGCAGCGGTATTGAATCAAGAGTATAATATTACGGGCATACTGACGAGTAATACATACACCATCTCTGCTCGAACCGCGGGCACTAGCATTGCAAGCATTACGGTAGATGGGCAACTTGCCCCGACGCTTGTTTCCGCTAATGGCTCTGACACGGGCAACGGTGGATCGGCGGGTGTTGGCGCGTATCAAATTAACATAGGCTTAGACACTTCTACTTTTGGCGCAGGCTGGGGCATTGGTTTCTGGGGCCGAGGAACTTGGGGCTCTGCTGCTTCTACTCCGGTTGTTACTTCAACGCTTCGCATTTGGACGCATGACAACTTTGGCGAAGACTTGCTTGTTAATGTACGCAACGGCGGAATTTACTATTGGGATAAGACCGGGGGCACAGCTTCGCGGGCCGTGAGCCTTGATTCTTTGGCGGGGGCAAGTTCGACACCAACCATTGCCAAACAGGTCTTGGTCTCAGATCGCGACCGTCACGTCATCGCCTTTGGCTGTGATACAGAAAGCAACCCTGGAGTACAGGATCCATTGGCTATCCGGTTCTCGTCTCAAGAATCTCTTACTGATTGGGGTACTACGGCAACCAACACTGCTGGTGAGTTGCGCCTTGGTTCTGGATCCGAGATTGTCATGGCGATTGAAACGCGCCAGCAGGTCTTGGTGTTTACGGACGAATCCTTGTACGCCATGCAGTATTTGGGGCCACCGTTTACCTTTGGTGTGAACTTGGTGTCGGAGAATATTACGACTATGGGCCCTCTTGCGGCGGTTCCCATTGAGGACAACGTGTATTGGATGGGCCTGAAAGAGTTCTATGCGTATGGCGGTACAGTTCAAAGGTTGCCTTGCACCGTTCGAGACTATGTGTTTGACGACATTAATTTGACTCAGCGCGAGAAGATTGTTGCTTCAAGTAACACATCGTTTTCTGAGGTCTGGTGGTTCTACCCTTCGGCTACTAGCGAAGTAAATAACCGCTACGTTGTTTACAACTACCAGCAGCAGATTTGGTACTACGGTACATTGTCCCGCAGTTACTGGATGGACCGGGGTATTTTCGACCAGCCGATTGCCGCAGGGCCTAACAATTATTTGTACTCCCAAGAGACAGGCTTCGATGATGATGGCGCGGCATTTACTGCGTACATCGAGTCCAGCCAGATCGACATTGGTGATGGCGATAAGTTTGCGTTCATCAAACGTATGATACCTGACGTTACGTTTCGCGGATCTACTGCGGCCAGCCCGAGTGCTAACTTTACAATCAAGACACGCAACTTCCCTGGCGGAAACTATCTCCAGTCAACGGAGAAGCAGGTTACTAAGACAGCTTCGGTTCCTGTCGAGCAGTTTACTGAGCAAGTGCATCTGAGACTGCGTGGCCGTAGCTTTGCAATGCGAGTAGAATCTGACGATTCCGGTGTAGGTTGGAGGCTGGGGTCTCCAAGGCTGGATATTCGGACTGACGGGAGAAGGTAGTGTCTCGTAACCTGATCCTCCCGTTCTTTGCGGTTCCGCCCACAGCATATGACCAGCAATACTTCGCGAACTTAACGCGGAGTTTTGCTGTTTATATGGAGCAGCAACAAAACCCTGGTGAGGAACGAGCCACTAGGTTAACTTTGACTGACTTGCAGGCTGACGATTATGGGCTCGAAACAGGGGCATTGTTTCAGCAAGGCGGGTTTGTTAAGGTGACTTTAAGCAACAGCCCTCATGTGCGCGGATCTACTGGCACGGGTGAGGTCGGAACAGTTACGGTGACAACATGAGCGATACTATTTTAACGATGGCAAACGGTTCGAAGTGGAAACCTTCGACGAGTTCTGATACAGTGCATTGTGTAAGCTGTGACAACGCAGTTGACACGCCCGCAGAGATCGCAAGTTACCCTGATGGTAACTGTCCGCAGTGCTCGCAACCTTGGACAGGATCTGAAAAGCGCAGTACAAGTATTACAGTAACTGCCCCAGAAGCAATTTCGGGAGAGGCATGATGTCTAAAGAATCTGAAGCAGACAAGAACAAGAGTGACATCTTCTCCTCGATTGGCGCTCTCGTTGGCATGGTTGCAGGCGGTGCTCCCGGCGCGGCTCTCGGCGCCGGACTGGGAGCTTTGGCAAGCGGTAAATCTACTGAAGAGGCGTTCCAAGCTGGTCTTGGTGGTTTGTTTAGCGCAGGTCTAGGCGGCAAAGCAGGTCTAGCCATGAACGCGCTTGGGATTATGGGCGACGGTGGCGGCGGTGCTGGTAGTTTCCAGAACCAAGGTCAAAACGTCATGAGCTTGTTGTCAGGAGAGCAGGGACAACAGCTTGCAGCCAAACAGGCTATGCTTGGTGGATTCCAAGGCGGACCAACAGGCGCACTTCGTGGTATATTGCAGGCGGCTGGGGTAGAGGACGCACAGGGACGCACAGATCCAATCCTCGGCGGGCTACTGCAGCAGGCGTTGTTTGATCAGCGCAAGGTTAATTTTGATCCGGTTATGACAGCCTTGGAGCAGCAGCAGTACGCATCTGGCGAGCGCCGCCCAGGCTATCGTGGGACCGCGGCTCCCGGTACTCCGACCGTGAGTTACCGTCCTAAGATGATGAACATGGGTGGGTACATCGAGGGCCCTGGCACAGGGACCAGCGATTCTATACCAGCTACGATCTATCAAAACGGAGGCCCAGTTCAAGAAGCTCGGCTCTCGGACGGTGAGTTTGTCATGACGGCGGATGCTGTCAGAGGTGCGGGGGGCGGCAACCGAAATGCGGGGGCGGCTAAGATGTACGAGATGATGAATCAATTTGAGAGGGTTGCATAATGGCGGAGACAGTCTCAAAGGTCATGAACCTTCTTCCTGAGTATCAGGAAAACTTTCTCAAGGACCTTCTAGCAAACATATATCAAACCGACGAAGAGTCGGGCACGATCACTGGGATCGCGGCCCAAAGTCCTTTATATGGTCAGCCGATCATGGACCCCGAAACTGGGGCACAGATGTATCAGGCCGTTGATGGCACATACACGTCAGACGTGACACAGGCTATGACCGACCAATACGGTGAGCCCATCTTTGCTGTTGAGGGCGGCGTTGCTTCGCCTGATGTTATAGGTTTCACAGACCCGCAGACAGAGGCTATTGCTCGCCTGACTGGCGGAGTGGATCCTGTAACGGGTGAGCAGTACGAATCCATGATGGGGGCGTACAAGCCTTACTTGGATAGAGCGGAAGACGTATTTGAAACGGGTGTCACTTCTCTTGAGGACAGCCAAGGCCTGTACGACCCGCAAAGCTACAAAGAATTTTACGATCCGTTTGTTGAGGATGTTATTGAAACTTCTCAGGCGGACATTGCCGAGGCATTGGATCGGGAACGTAGTCGTATAGGTGCAGAAGCAGGGGCTAGAGGTGCATTTGGTAGTCGTCGAGATCTGATGGAAGGCGAAGCCATTGGCCGTTCTGCGGCTGAAGAAGGCAAACTCGGGGCACAACTCCGCTCCGCTGCCTACACTGGCGCACAACAGCAGGCTCAGTCTGCCTTTGAAAACCAACAGAAGCGGGGGCAGACCGCAGCGCAGTTGTTCCAGGGCCTTGGCACTGGGATCGGCGCACTTGGAGAGGCGGCACAGTCGCAAGGATTCCAAGACGTAAACACCCTGTTCAACACGGGTGCTTTGGAACAGAACCAGTTGCAGGCTGAGTACGATGTACAGCGGGCAGGTCAGCTGGAAGAAGCATACGAACCGTTTGCTCGGTTCTCTTACATGCGGGACATTCTTTCTGGTGTGCCTTCAAGCGGCACGTCTTTGTCCGCAGCGGCAACACCACAGGCCAGCTTCATGGGCGGAGCCTTGCAACGGGCCAACACAATCTATGGCGGACAAGGTGGATCACAACCTATACTTGGTGGGCTTGGTTCTTTGAGAAATATAAGCGGGGCATAATATGCAAGGTGGCATCAACAACGCAGGTCTATTCGGAGCGTCTCAACGTGAGGCCCGTAGTAAGCTGGATCAAATGGCAGGGATCAAACGCCCTAGTGGTATTCTAGCGTCTTCGCCGGAGTTGATGCGCAGTGTTGCAGGGCCCACAATGATGCCGCAACCGCCGCAACAACAACCTGCGCCGATGCCTACTAATATGCCGACAGTTCAACCTGCACTGCAGGCGATACCAATGCCTACTGCCGTGGCTCCTATGGCCCAGGCTCCCGCACCTCGGCCCTTGAATCCTATGGCTCCGACTACCGCAGGGCAACAACCTGTTGTTAAACTTGAAGACGGCGGATTTTTAAACAGTTTGCTTTACGCCCCTAAAGGGACCGAAGCTACCGTCAGCCTGTCCGAAACAGGCCCTATTAATTCTGCGGCGGTAAACATATTTAAAACTGCAATGGACTTCGTTCAAGACATGGACAAGAAAACCGAGGGCGCTGTCACAGAGCAGTTTGGTTCTATTGAGGCGGCTGCAAAGGAAGGCACTCGAAAGGCTTCGATTATTGACAGTGCGGCTGAAGCCACGGAAGATCCTTCTAAGATTGCAGACGCGGTCGTGGTTGCGGCAGGTGAACAGCCCACAGAAGCAGCAAAGATGGACTTTGCAGAGAACGTGTTTGGTTTGAAAGATGTCAACGACATCGACGAGATCAACCGCCGGATTGCTAACGTAGCTATTGGCGGCTCCGTAGCTAAAAGCCCAGAAGAGTTTACTCAGGCCGTGCTCCTCGGTCTACAGGCTTACAAACAGACGGCGTCGGCTCGTGCTGCTGCTAAGACAGGTGGCACGACTGGGTTTACAAAAGACCGGACAGCACTCAGAGCTTACCAAGACACGCTTGATTCTCTTACCAGATCACTGAGTGACAGAGACCTACCAGAAGGGTACACTGGGAGTGTTGCGGATTATGCCGCGGAGCAGGCTTTGAAACAAGTCATGCGAACTTATCCTACAGATCAAATTCCTCCTCAACTTTTGGGACAAGGTGGTGAGCAAGGTGGAGGCGGTGGATCGGTCACTGTGACTACTCAAGCTGACTTTGACGCACTTCCTTCTGGCTCAGTGTACATCGACAGCGAAGATGGTAAATCATACACAAAACCGTGAGGACTAAACATGGCAGAAAATCGTTTTGGTGGAATCCCTGTGGTCGCACAGAGTTCTGGTAATCGTTTTGGTGGAATCCCTGTTACCTCGCAACCTGACCAAGAACCTGTGGCCGAGTACGAAGGTTTCTTCAAGGAGATAGGAGAAGGGTTTCTTTCAGGTGTTGTTGGCATTGGTCAAGGTATCGGAGAAACCGGGGGGGCGTTGATCGACTATGCAACGGGAACCACCAATATCGCTGAAAATGTTACGGAAGGCGCAGAATATATTAGAGACGTAGCAGGCCTAGACCCCTCTGGTTTTGTCGGCGAAGGGGTGGAAGTACTAACTCAGTTTGTTGCGCCAGGTCTTGGTGCTGTAATGCTAGCTACTAAAGCGGCGAAAGCGGCAAGGCTAGCCAAAGGTCTCTACGAAGGAAACAAGAAGTTAAGCAACGCAGAAAAGATCGCACTTGGTGCTAAATCTGCTGCGGCTTATGGGGCTATTGATGCTGTTGTTGCGACTGATGGCATGACTACAGTCAGCGATTTCTTTGACGGTGGTGGTTCTATCACGGGTCTTGGAGATACGCTTGAGTATTTGGAATCGGATCAGACTCAAGGTTTGACAGGAAGAGACGAGGCTAAACGGAGGTTACTAAACAAGTTTAGGTTTGGGGTTGAAGCAGCGGGTATTGGCATTTTGGCAAGTGCTGCAGTTCCTGTGGTTAAAGTTGCAACAGTCAACCCTGTGACGAAAGCTGTAGCAAAACCTGTGGTTAAAGGTGCGGCGGCGGTTGCTCGTCCTGTGGTAAATGTAGCAGGCGCAGGTCTAAAAGCTGCGGCGGACATATCGGCTCCATTTGTTTCTGCGGGAATACGCAAGGCTGGGGATACCAAAGCAGGGGGATTTATCGCGGAGCAGGCTCAGAAAATCCCTGCATATAAGGCAGAGTTGGATGAAGCTCGATTGTTTGGACCCACTCCTGGTGGTGTTATGGCCCGCAACTCTGAGTTCGGGGGGCCACTGAGCAACACGATTAACGTAGCTCGTAACATTACAGACTCGGCCTTGGGAAGTGCGTCCTCTTTGTTAAGATCCAGGGGGGACCTTACCTCGGAGTTGAACACGGCTAAGATACTTTCAAAAGATGCGGCAACCCCTGACATTAATCGAGCAGAGATTAATATCAAACGTATCGACGATAAATTGGACGGCCTTGTTGACGGCTATGATAACGTAATGTCGGGAACGACTTCTCTGCATCGGTCTGAAGTGTATAAAGCAATGGAAGAGTTTATGACTAATCCTGCCAGCAGGGACGGTGAAATACTCTCAAAGTTGCCGAAGGTTTTACATAAAGATTTAAAGGCCACCAAAAATAACATTAACGATTTGCGTAAGTTTGTCTCGGAGAGCGAGACATTTAAGATGCTGCCGCAAAAAACGCAGGATACTATTACGAAAAACCTGCCTTCTTACTTCCGCCGTAGATTCCGTGTGTTCGAGGATGTAAACTATAAACCAACAGCTGATGCGTATAATTCAGCGGTCAAAGGGTTTAGAGAAGACAAAGACTTTTTGGGAGAGATACTTACACAGCAGTATCAAAAGTTCCCCGCAGAGTTTTCTGACGATGTTTTAATGGATCTGGGTCTATCAAAGATTGGCGCAGGAAAAGAAGCTCGTATATCGGTCATTCGCCCTACAGAGGAAGCTGCGAAAATGGCTTCCGATTTTACTCTCCAAAGATATCGTCCAAAAGAACGTGGTCGTTTTGGTTACAAGAATCTCAAAGGCGGTCGCTCTGCTGAACAACAGATTAAGTCTGGTATGTTCATGGAGAAGACCAACCCTCCTGCTTTTTACCGAGGGCTGCTGGGTGAGATAGACGACGTGCGAGAAAAAATTGTAGCTACTACTGCGGATCTCGCAGAGTTCAGAGCGGCGGATAAACTCTTTGCACGTTACGCTAAACTGGCTGATACAGATGAAGGCATCGGTCGTTTATTTGTATCTCCTGAAAGAGCAGCTTCAAACCCTGCGGTGCAGAGGGGCTTGGAAGACGGCACTTATGTGATTCTAGGCGGGCCAAATGGGGCCAGTAGAGTGCTTCAAGGAGCAGCTGAAGAGGCTGTGAAAAAAGGAGAGGATGTAACTACCTCTGCTTGGGGACCTCTTTACGGCTACGCTGTGCCGGATCGTGTGTACAAAAGCCTGACAAATGCAGTCATCGCTGGAAGTGATCACGAGCTTGTTAACGGGATTCGCGCTGCATACTCTGGATTTCTTCGCGGCAAAGGTGCCACTCAATATGGCAAGACAGTTCTTTCTCCTATCACTCAGATTCGAAACGTAAGTACAGCAGCTGCATTTGCGTTAGCGCAAGGCAACGTGGGCAAGGGCGCGGACTTGGGAGAGAGTGTTAGAATTGTTTGGAATGGGATCAGTGAGTTACCAAGTGACGAAACTTTAGACGTTCTAGAGGACATGCAGCGCCGCGGTGTCGTTGGAACCAACGCTCAGTTGCGAGAGTTGCAAGAGAACATTAGCGTTGGACTGGGCTACTCTGGGTCAGACTCTGCCGCACAACAGCAGTCCACTGCATTCGCAAAACGTCTGCAGGATCAAGGATTAAAGTCGTTCTTGGGTAGTACCCTTGGTAAAGCCCAAGATTTGTATCAAGCTGGGGACGATATTTGGAAAGGCTATAATTATGTCTTTGAGCAAAACAAATACTTTAATGCGTTAAAGAATGCTACGCCTGAAGAACAGGCTAGAGAGTTGATCAAGGGACGTACTATGACTATGTCCGAAGACCAGCTTTTACGATCCATTAACGATCCTGCAAACGGGCCTAAAGTTCTTGATGATTTGCTGAAAGATCGCGCTGCTCAAATTGTTAGAGACACCGTTCCAAACTACAACGCTGTTCCCGAAGGCGTGAAGATGTTGCGGCGCACTCCGTTCGGAAACTTCATTGCATTTCCCTACGAGATAATGCGTACAGGATCCAACACGATCTCCATCGGCCTTGATGAGTTGATGAGCACCAACGCAGAAATCCAGAAGATTGGAATGCGTCGGTTGATGGGAGCCTCGATTGCTTTCGGCGGATCAGGAATGGCGATGAGCGAGTTAGGATACGCCCTGTCCGGTGTGACCAAAGAAGAAATGGATGCCTTCCAAAGATCCTTTGCGGCTCCGTTCGAAAAGAACGCTCGATTAATACCCGTAGGTAGAGATAAAAATGGCTTGCCTATTTACATAAACTACTCTTACTCCAACCCGTATGGTATTCTTGACAGTATTCTTAGCGCCGCTATGAATAAGATGGACGAGGGGAAGCGGCTAGGTAAGAGCGGAGCAACTCAGGTTGTAGAAGCAGGGAACGCGGCGCTCGTCGAGACTTTCCAGCCCTTCATGGATGAGTCCATTCTTTTTGCTTCGATGAAAGACGCAGCGGATCCTAATTCCGAGAGCTTCTTAGGTAAAGCATTTAACATCGCAGTGTTTGGTGGCAGAGGCGGAGACCCTGAGATGGGTGCCCCTGTGTACAGGCCACAGGATTCGGCAGGAACTAAAGTTGGCAACAGTCTCTTGCATATACTAGATTCTTTTGTTCCTGGCGGTGCCCCCTTCTCGTTCAAGTCTGGAGAGGTTGAACCAGGTCGATTAATTCGCGGACTTATCGGAGACGAAGAAGGCACGATTCTCAGCAACAAGACCAGTGGTGGCCGTCAAAGAGATGCAAAGACCGAACTTCTTCGCGCTTTCACAGGGGTTACCCCGCTAGAAATTGACGCAGAGAAATCTCTTTATTACCGAGGCATTAAGTTTAGAAACGATCTCCGTGGGTCAAGCAACTTGCTCAACGCTACACTTAGAAAAGAGAATGTCACTGCGGGAGAAATCGTGGCGGCGTATAGGAAAGCTAATGCAGCACGGTTCAGGGTTTCGAATCAAATGCATCAAGCAATTGAAGACATGAAGACTATGGGCTTGTCCAAAAGAAAGATAGACAAGATTCTAAATGAGAACAACATTGGCGGTGTAGACGGGATCCTATCCAATAAGTATGAGCCTTTGTATCCAAGTGACACCATGCTCGACATCATGAAGAAGAATGGAACCTTGGATCAGTACCCCAAGAAAGATATTCTACGTCTGTATCGTGAGTTTAAAAAGACGAAGTTCACTGTGGACGAACCTCAGACCACGGCTCCAACATCACCCAGACGTGCTCCTTCGCCTTCTTTCAACCCTCGTTTTCAGAACAACGCACCAACTCCAGCAGCGCCTTCTTTCAACCCTCGTTTTCAAAAACAAGGCAGCTTACCGCAGCCAACGCTTCCGGTGACTACGGCTCGTGCTCCTGGGCCCGTGAACCCTGCTCTGTTGGGAGATGATCCGTTCAGCGCAGCGGCTAATGCACAGATTGCGAATCGTTTGGGTTAGGGCCTGGGTCGATCTCGACTGTCATTGAGACGCCCACCCCTCCAAACAGCTTGACCAGTTCATCACAGAATGCCTCGGTGTCATCTATAACGTCTTGGTTTCGGGTGTTGGCGGCAAGGTTCAGAGTTAGTCCAACCAGTTCCATCAATTGCTGCACCTGCATAGGGTGCATGTCGCGTAGGCTAACAGTTTTCATCTTATCAATTTTCATTCGATCTCTCCCCAATTATCTTTGAGTTCATCATCTACCTTGGAGGGAACCTTCAAGACATCAGACAGTCCATTTTCCATAATGTCCTTGATGCGCTTCGCTTGTTCGTCACTCTCTACTGAGAAGCATAGTTCATCATGGACGGTGAGCATAGGCAAAAGTCCCTCTGCATAGCAGTCAGCCATCGCCTTCTTGGTTTGATCCGCAGCGGAACCTTGGATCAATTTGTTTAACGCCTTGTAAGTAAAGGCTCTTCTGAGAGGTTGACCATACGTCTTGATGGCGTCCTCATAGAGCATCGGCTTCTTGTAACCAAAGGTCCGAGGCTCCCACATGTTGAATCTGCAGCGCCGTCCAAGCAGAGTCCGGATCTGCCCTGTCTTGTCGGCCTGCCTGCTAGCTANGTTAGCTAAGTTCTTAACGAACGGAACTTTGTCNTGGTGCTTCTGCAATAGGTCGCCCGCTTCCTCAGTACTTATACCTAGTTGNTCCCCGAGCTTNCCCTTACCCATGCCGTACATGATGCCGAGGTTTACGACCTTGGCCTCCTTGCGGGTGATCCCTGCCAAGTCTGCCACCATCTGGTGCAGGTCCACGTCCCCTGTGTTGTACTCTTCGACGATGTTATCGACGATGGGGTGCTTGTTGTCCCCCTTCAGGCTCGCTGCAAAGTGAACCAGTAACCTTGGCTCTTGGCTTGAGTAGTCGAACGACCCCCACTTGGTCCCCTCTTCCGGAAGGAACAGGCCGCGGATCAGCTTCTTGATCTCTGGGTCCCGAGCCGGAATCTGCTGGAGGTTAGGGTTGGACGAAGAAAACCGTCCGGTCACCGTGCCTCCACCGTCAGAGCGCAGCTGGTGGAACTCGCAATGGATGCGGCCCTCATGCTCGTGCTTGAGGATGGAATCAATGAAGCTAGTTTCAGCCTTGTCGAACTCCCGCAGCTTCACAATCATCTGTGCAACGGGGTGCGAGTTGGCACTGAGCCACTGCTTGGTAAAGGAAGGCACCCCAGACTTACGGAGAAGGTCCCCCTGTGCGTCATCGGATGTTGGATAGACCAACCCTAGTTCGTCAAAGACCGTAGCCACAGAGGCCGCTGCCCAAGGCTCCACCTTGATCTTGGTCTGGCGGTAGATCTCGTCCTTGATCTCCTTGCTCTTCTTCTTAAAGAAACCTTTGGCTTGTTCAGCCTTGTCCACGTCAACCCGCACACCAAGCTGGCGCATGTCGCACATCATAGGAATGAGGCTGGTCTCTAGGTCCCATATGTTCCAGAGGTCTTGCTGATCTAGCTCGATGCGCAACCTCTCCCAAAGGCGCAAGGTCATCCCTGCATCCTGCTCGGCGTAACGCCCAACAAACTCAGGCGGCAGCTTGTACATCTCAGCCTTGGGATCAAAGCCCCACTCAGCCGCAGCCACGCGCAGTAGCTTCTCGTCCTTACGCTCGTCGAGATAGTCCCGACCAAGGTTGTTTAGGCTGTAGGAGAAACGGTTCTCGTCAACCACCGCACCTGTGATCATGGTATCGATGATCCGGCCCTCGACCTTGATGCCCTCGGCGCGGAGCCAGCCCACATCGTAGGTCGCGTTGTGAAATATCTTGTCGATGTGCGGCGTTGCCATCTGCTTCTGCAACCACTTGAGCGCGATCCTTGCATCCATGTTGTGACCGTTGGCATGGCGGATAGGGAAGTATCCCTCCCAGTCTCCCGCAGCTACAGCGATGCCCACTACAAACCCGTCCTTGCGCACCCAACCTGGGCCCAGTGTCATCAGGTTCGGGTCACACGTCTCAAGGTCCACGGCTATCTGCTTGTGGTGCGTCAGGTCAGGGAACTCTGTCGGGATGTTCCACGCCAGTTCCTTTGGCTGGTTCATCTGCGCAGCAATGATGCTGTCTTTTGTAAAACCATTACTCATTGGACTTACCCAGTATCTTATCCAGCCGCTTTGATATTGTCTTCTCCCGCTCAGTGAACTCTCCACCCAATGCGCTGTATCCACACTTGTCGATCCACGAATCGTCATGGCGGATGTCGTTGAGCAGCCGCGCTGTCTTCACCCAGTCCATCATCAACGCAACATGCTGCGGCGTGACGTACCCGTGGGTGGTCATCGCGTTGCGGATAATTGTATTCCATCCCTCGGCAATCCGTTCGAAGTTCTCGTATGCATCCCCGTAGTCCTCGGCCCTTTGTCCGTTGATGTATTCTTCGGCGGTGGCTAACACTTCATCTCGTTTCATATTTCGTACCTGTATGATTTGTCCGACTCGATTAAGTAGAGGTTCTCTTTGCAGCGGGTAATCGCAACATAAAAGATCCTGTGCTCATCTTCCGGATGTTTCCCTTCAACGCAGTTCTTGGTTGACCCCAAGTATACTGCCACGTTGTCGTCCTCNCCNCCCTTCATAGCATGGATGGTTGAGATNTTGATCCTCGGCTCTTGGTAAATGTTCTCGCCTCGCCGCTCGATGGCGCGGATGTAGATCTTCTCTTGGTCCGTCATCTTGATAACGTCCATAGGATGCGTGTCCCTTGGTGCAATCAGCCCAAACTCTTTGACCAACAGGTCGTATGTCAACAGGTCCTCGGACCCCGCAGCATCAAGCAAAGGCATAGCACCCCGCCGCACCGCAGCGAACTCCCCCATCTTAGGGACAGCCTCGTACAACTTGCGCACCCTACCGATGCCGATAGCCTGACCGTCAGCCAGATCACGCCACACTTCCATGGCCTCGATCTTCTTCTGGCTTACAGACCACCTACCCTTCCGGCTGTAGAAGTAACCGTCTTGCTCCAGCTGCTCCGCGATATCGTTGACGTACTTATTGATCCGAGCTTGGATGGTCCACGATCCTTGGTTCAAGGGCAGATGCCACAGTGCTCCCACTGTACGAACGGTGCCCTCTTCCTCCCGAGGGTAGAACTCTTTCTCCAACCTTCCAGGGATACGATCCGAGATACGCAGGGCAAGCTCCCAGACGCTGCGTGGTAGGCGGTAGGACTGGTTGAGTACTTCTGTCCTGTCTGTGCTTTCCTTGAACCTACGGATGTCTACAGAGGTCCAGCGGTGGATAGCTTGGTCATCGTCCCCTGCGATCAGAACCTCGGTGGCAGTCTTAGACATCGCCTCAACCATCGTCCACTGCAACGGCGTCAGATCCTGTGCCTCATCCACAATCAACAGGTCGAGGTGCGGGGTTTCCGCGATGTCTATGTATCTGGAGATCATGTCCGTAAAATCTAGTTTATTCTTTTTAGACTTGTACTCATCCAATTGCTGAGAAACCTGCACCAACTTGGAGAAGTTCAGCGAGTAATCCTCTTCGTAGTTATACTCATAGTCCAGTGTCGCTTCACGATAGACCGCCCGCATAATCAGTTGCAGGTACTTGGACCCTGAACCACCCATGGTAGGTACAGGAATCCCATCGTCCATCGAGGTTGCATCCGCACCGTCAAAGGCTAGGCCCAGCATACTGCCGAGAACTTTGTAATCCTCTCGGCTCATGACATCGCCGCGATCAAGGCCCAAGCCATGGTAGCCTGTGGCATGGAGCGTTCTGAAATGCGGGAAGTCATTCTTACTGAGATTGAACTTCACGGTTGCCCGCTCAACGAACTCACCAATCGCCTTGGTTGTGAACGAGACCACGCCTATACGAGAAGGATGCACACCCTCTTGCAGCTTGGCCTCAACCCGCTCGATCAAAGTGTACGTCTTACCGCAGCCAGGTGGGCCAAGGATCAGCGTCGCATTATTGATCACGGCGGTTCTCCAACCAACGCTCGATCTCCTTGCGGTCCCAGCGGCTAGCTGCACGTTGTGCGTCAGCGTTGCCTAGCTTGTAGGGCTTGGGGAAGTCGCCGTCATTTACCCACTTGTATATGGCGGACTCTGAAACACCGAGCCACTCCGCCACATCCTTGACCTTCATCATCTTAGAAAGTTTCTTAGAAAGGGATGTCATTGTTAATCTCCTTGACAGGCAGTGATACGTCTATGTTCTCGAAAGCAGGGACCCACCATACTCGGATCGTGGACCTTGAACCGTCTGCCTTGTTGATGGCTTTATGCCCGTGGCATTCTTTGTTGCCGTTTAGTTGTTTCAATATCTCTTGGATCTGGGCCCTAGTAAACGCCTTGAAGCGGCGGTTGTGCAAGAACTCCATTAGCCCCGCTATGGTAAACGATGTGAACCCCTCGTTGTCTGTCCAAGGCTTGCCGCTTATCAGTTCCTCTGGGTGCATCGCTCTGATCTGACTGGTGCAGTAGGTGCGAAGCAGGTCCTTGAACTCACCCGTCAGGGTCAACTCTTCTGGAACCTCTTGCTTGGTGGACTCGGCCATCAGGCTCTGCAACAATTTCTGCCAGACCCGAGGCTTCTGTATAGGAGGCACGACCTGGATCTGCTCCATACACGCACGTTGAAACAAGGTCTGGTTCTGTAGCTGCTCCGAGTTCAACTGCAAACGCTGCCCAGATACGGTCAGGAAATACAGGCGCGGCTCCGACAACTGCACGAGCAAGCCCCCGATCTCAATGGCCGTAACCTCCGAATCACCCACGCCGAACTTCCGAGACATGCACAGTTCTTTGTCGCAGTAACTCTTGAAGGGCTCCTGTTCACAGGTGTAGAAGTATTCTTTCTTTCCCAAGCTCTTCTGCAAATCCAGAACTTCCTTGGCATCAAGAGGCGTAGTGAACAACTGCTGGTTCATTGTCTCGAACTGCTGCACCCAGTCATCCGAGTGCTTCAGGCGGCAGTACACACCACAGTTGAACAGCTTCTTGTTCCGGTCATCAGCCACAGGCCCATCGGCAAACATATGCTGCAAGCATGGTGGCCCATCGCTGAACTGTTTGCGTTGCTTCTTGGTCCGCAGCTTCTCAAGGGAAGAGAGTGCAGTGGACTTGCTTTCAATGGCATCCAAGAAAGCCTCAAGCTCCATGGACTGTACCTTCTCGTCGTAGCAATACCGCAACGGTAGCTCCGCATCGAAGTATGGCAGGTTGATGAAGTTCCCTACATCCCCACGCTCAGACAGGATCGTGTCCTGCTTTGGAAATATCTCGCAGCCGCTGTGGCCCAGGGCTACTGCCATCTCAAGCAGATACTCCCTGACCACGCTGGCTTGCTCGTACTCTTCAAGGAACAAATATAGATGGGCTCCACCCGACTTGGAACGGCAATGCAACAAAGGAAGTTTGAGCTTCCGAATCCGAGCCTGTAGTTCGTTCTGATCTAGATCGTAGATGTCTATATCCAACGCACCCCAGCGGCACTTGTTGTCATCGTTGATTGGGATCGCACCGATCCCCTGCTCACCATCAATGTGTCCTTGCATGATCTTCTGTGTTAACGGCTCTCGGACAATTCGACTGTCAGCCTCGGCCTTGCCGTTGCGTCCAACCTTACCGACCTTGGTCGTGCCGTGTGCAACCTTCGATCCCTCAAAGGCCGCTAGCATTCTTTGTGCTAGTGACATGCTTGGCTCCTGTTAAGAAAGGTAAAAGATGGAATCACGCTAACGGCGTTAGCGTGATTCCTAACTCTTAAAACGGGATTTCGTCGTCCCGCTTTTTATCTTCAGCTACCTGTTCCTCAGTCGGTGCAGCTGCCTGCCCGCCCTCAGACGCATGGACTTCACCAGCCATTACACTTTCGCGAAACGCTTTCGCTTCGTCGTACAATTCCCTTTGGTCCTTAGTCAAAGGTCCGACCTT